CCTCGCAATTGGGATTCTCTTCAGCGTGATTGGCATCCTACTCGTGGCTCTCGTATGGGACTACGTGGATATCAAGATAGCAGACCGTAGGTCTGCTGATATGGAGAACCATTGGGCAACAACAATTCGAGAGGAGCAATAGTAATGGATTACAAAGTAAAACTCAACTGGCAAGAGGATGAGTTCGCATCTCGCGGAACAACCTACTTCGTAGAGTTCCTAAAGATGGATGACACTTCTCTAGGAGAAGTAGATGGCAACTCATGGCAAGAAGTATTCACCAAAGCGGTGAATTACCTACAAGAGATAGGAGAAATCTAATGGGAGCACGTATCAATTTCGTACTGAAGGTATACCCGAAAGAACAGGCACACGTCACGCTCTACTCACACTGGGGCGAGACTACTTGGCGCCACGATTTAGCAATGGCATTGCTACATGCCAAGCCTCGATGGGATGACCAGAACTATGGAGCACGAATAGTTGTATCACAACTAATCGGTGAATCATGGAACAGTGAGACAGGTTATGGCTTGTTCACTAGCGTGGACGGCGAGGACTTAGGGGACACCACTGTAGTGGTGGACTTTACAAATCAAACAGTCAATGATACAGGCAACGAACATTCGTTCGGTGCTTTCATCGAATACCAAACGGAGGTACTTGAATATCATGGGTAACGCACTATCGCAAGACCTAGCAGAGAATGTCATAGACATTCGGCAATCAATCGCAATCCAATTGCGAAGCAATCACTATCCGCCAGTTCCACTTACCATGGTGGAACCATGCATCGAAGCCATCTATGCGGTATCGGAAGGGGATACTCATAAGAGTATCCAACTACCAGACGGTGTCCAATGGCGTGGCTACCCGACAGCGCCTGCATACGCCATAGTCGAGGGACATCATCTCGAACCATGGTGTACATGGGATGACGAATAGATAGCACAGCAAAGCTGTGCATATATATAAGGGCTAAACCAACCAACCGAAAGGAGCAACACAATGGCAGGACTAAAGCGTTCCAATGACCGTAAGGTCACCAACATGCCAACACCAAACGGCAAACGCTCAGCAATCATGAACACGTTCGGCTTACCTAGTGGTAAGCAGTACTCATGCCCTAATGCCACCAGCATATGCGAGAAGATTTGCTACGCTGGAAAGTTAGAACGTATCTATACATCGGTGAAGGAGGTTCTCCTTCACAACTGGAACCTCGTCAAAGATGCAGACCACGACACTTTAGTGTCGCTCCTCGATGACATGGTGACAGCATTCGAATACGATTGCAAAGCAAAAGATGCAGAGCAATTGTTCCGCATCCATTGGGATGGGGATTTCTTCTCCGATACCTATGCCTATGCATGGCGAACAGTAATCGAACGCCACAAAGATACCCAGTTCTGGGTATATACCAGAGTGCCATCCGCTGCATCCATTCTGGATGGCATTGACAATCTCTCACTGTACTTCAGTACAGATGACGAGAACAAGGACAGCGCTGTCTATCTTCGAGAGACAGGGCAGAAGATAAAGGTTGCCTATCTGTCTGAGACTTTTGCTGATGCAAAAGAGATAATGCTTAGCATGACTGGCAAGGTGGGTGCGAAATGCCCAGAGAATCTGGGTTCAATCCCACTAATCACTACCGAAGGTAGTGCTTGTGCAACATGCCGTCTATGTATCGACGGTAAATCCGATATCCGATTTGCAATAGCAAAGAAATGAGGGCAGACATGAACACAGTAGAAGACAACGTGGCTTTACTAAGTAAAGCTGCCGAATCATTAACAACTTATCGCACATCACTAGAAGTATGGCGTTCCGCCATGACTGACCTAGCAATCTGGCATTCACTAGGTGCCATGCTTGCAGACCAAGAAGAGTACGACATCCAGACTGTATTCACACGAGAGGTACTGATGGCGTGGATTATCCGCGACCATTGGCAACCAGTATCTATCGATGAGGATGGATACGAAGGTATCGACATCGCAGTCAGAGCCTATCTGATAGATAGCAAACTGGCACTAGACCCACACCACATGGAGGAGGATGAAGATGAGTAAACATATCTACGATATGAACGCCGAAGAACTGGCTCAACTTGTGTGCTTCGGATACGAGGGACATCCATGTACCAACACGATGGATGAATATGGCTGTCGGAATAGCATGAAGGACAACGAACCATTCTGTTCAGAATGCTGTGCCGATACGAATGACGGCGCATGCTGTGGATAACAGGCGTCAAAGATAGCATAGCAAAGCTATGCATATATATAGGAAGCAAGACCAAACCCAACCGAAAGGAAACGATAATGACAATGATTGAACCAGCAGTACAAGAAGCAGTAGGCATAGCATCACTCAGCGAGGCTGACAAACTACGTGTTGACCTTGAGTCACAGCAGATAATCACCCAAGGATTACGCACCACTATCAACAACCATCGGGACAAGGTGCGTGACCTATACACACAACTGAACGACATGATTCAGGACAACGGTGCCGATAAAGAAAGCACGTTATCAATGGGTGAATTGTCGGACATACTTAACGAGGTATTCGGTAGTGAACTGGTGTTCACTAAAGAGTACGAAGTGCAAGTTAGATACACCATATATGCAACGTTCAAGGTAACAGCAGCATCTGAAGATGATGCTCGTTCAATCGCAGAAGATATCGGCATCTGCCAAGACCCAGACTGGGATATCGATGGCGATAACACAGAGCCAGACTCATGGCATATCGATGACACACGTATCGACTACATACAGGAGGCATAACGATGGCAATAATCAGACGCGGTTCCAGCTGCCCCAATGGGGCAGTTGTTATCGACGCTAAGAATTCATGGGTAGATGGAGAGAAGATTATCCTCTGCCTATGGGTCAAAGACCTACAAGGTAGCGAGCCAATGATACGGAACGCTGACCCTTATGTAACGTGGAGGGCATACCTCCACCCAGATACAGGGGAAATCGTATGTAACACTGGTCACTACCATGACAAACTCTCCGATGCAGTTGTTGACTTTGCCAGCCGTATCTGAGAATATATTCTCACAACCAACCCAACCTGAAAGGAAATGATATGACAACAAGAACAGAACGACGCCAAGCAATGAGCATTGCTGGCTACGAGGTAACAGCAACATCAGCACATGATGCAGCAGTACAAGCAGGACTCGACTGGCAAGTATCACTTGCTGAAGTTGAAGCTATTGCATTAAACAACGACGGCGTTAGCCGTCTGCCAGTACCGAATACATTCGCTACTGTACGTACCGATAAGGATGGCGGACAGTCTGTACTAGGTACAGTTGGTAGTAGATACAAGGTGTTCCAGAATGATGAGATGTTCTCAGCACTAGATGCATTGGTTGACTCTGGCGAAGCCAGATATGCAGCAGCTGGTGCGTTACGTGACGGTGCTCAAGTCTGGATGACACTTGCACTTCCAAAGGAAGTGAAGATTGCAGGTGACCCACATGCGGGGTACTTACTAGCACGAACATCACACGATGGTTCATGCTCACTTGGTATCCAGCCAATCGTTAACCGATTGTTCTGCACCAACCAAATCTCTGGCATCTTCCGTAAGGATACGAAGTATTCCTTGCACCATACAACCAACGCTAACCTCAAGGTCAACGACCTTCGCAAGATGTTAGATGTAATCTACACTGGCATCGAGACATACGAATCTGTGGCTGACCAGTTGTTGAATACAACTGTAAGTGACAATCAAGTTGAAGCCATCTTCAAGAAGATGTGGTCACTACCCAGCACAGTTGAATCATCACCATACTTCCGTCTCTCTACAGGAGAGAAGCGCCAGTTCAACAAGGCAACGGAAGCTCGTACTCAAGCGATGAATATCTATCAGGGTTCCACTGGTACACAGGAGAACATCAAAGGCACAGCCTTCGGTGCGTTCCAAGCAATCGTTGAATACGTCGACTGGTTCAGCCACAAATCAGGAGCAGTACGTGCTGAACGTGTGGTGTCTGGTTCATTCGACCGCACCAAGAGCAAGGCTCTTGAACTAATCACGAGAGGAATATAACTATGACGGAGAATCCGTTACAAAAATATGTAGATGAGTTTGACCAAGAGGTTGCTCAGCCTCCGCTATCAGCGGAGGATGGGCAGTACCTGCTCAAAGCTTTGGATTACCTAGCCATCTACTCAGAAAAAAATAATCAACCAGAATTGGTTGAGCAACCACGTCATGATGAATTAGAAGTAACCATGACTGACGTCATCCTGTACTCACGACAGGAAAATACTGATGGGTAAGATGCAAGACAGCACCACGTTAGTGGTGCGTGAACCGTCGCTAGTAATCAAGCCTATCGCTGGGTGGTCGTGGTACTGTGGGTACCACGATACCTATGGTATCGGTGACGATGAGGACGAAGTTCTCTGGATGGCTGGTGCTCACATGTACTATAAAGAAGCAGACGGTGATGTCTGTGAAATCTATACACGAGAATGGGAAGTGAGGAAAGAAGCATGATACACATCGACAGCGTGACACTCATCTGTAGCTACTGCAATGCAGAGATAGAACGTAGAACTGAACGCGAAGCAGAGGATGCATTGATGCATCATCAGCAATACATTCAGTGTATGAAGGAATACTAATGGCACGACCACGTCCGACTGAGATTAAGTTAGTAGCTAACTTACTAGACCCAGATGGCACGAGCTCCGAAAGTGCTAGCGAGTTAGCGTTAGAGATTATCGAAGCCCTTGATATATCAAGAGGCAAGCGTGACTCTTATGTACTCATAGCACAGCTGGCACGATGGGCTCCAGTCCAAGCGTGGGGTGAGTTCAACACACAACTACAAGCAGAGAAGTTCGTGAAGCACTTGACTGCTGTAGATATAGAAGGCGATGGGGGCAGAGCCCTCATCGTACACTTGGAACAACCAGATAAACTACTAGAAAGGATTGGAGAATCTAAGAAATGATTACATTTATTATCGCATCAACAGTAGGTTTCTTTGCCTATCGGTTGGGTAAGAAGAAAGGCGAAGCCGATATGTATCGGCTTTGTTATGACGCCGAACAATCCAAGAGGGAATTCTTCTCGGATATAAGTAGGTGGTAAGACAGAAGGCGGGGGATTATTCCCCCGCCTTTTCTTCTTCACGCGCCTGAGCTTTCATGCTATTCATCATCGTAATCCAATAGAGTTTATAGAACTCTTCATCATATGCAAATCGTTTCATATGTTTAACACCAGCACCAGTATGACCATACAATGGGATGCCTGCCTCCTTCATGTTCATGAAGAACTGGATATCTTCACCAATGAATCTATCCTTACCATCGGCACCACCGCCATCTGTCTCTAAGAACAATGGCTTATCGCCATGGAATTCTCGTATCTTGTCAGCTGCATTGCGATGCATAAGCAAGAAGCCAAACCCAGCGTAATCAATCTTGAGCAACTGGTTCGGTGGCAAGGGATGGATGTATGACATGCTGTACTTGTCTTCTTCGTGAGCGTGGAACAGCGCAGCGTATGGCTGCATGATGGAGCTTTCCATTTGCTTGCTTATGAAATAAGTTCCACTAACAACAGGTCGGTTGACTGGGTCAGCTGAATCCCATACCAACTTGAGCGCCTCGTTCGTAAGAACGATGTCGCTATCTACCCACAGTATCCAATCAAAGTCTGTCTTCTTATGCCAGGTATCGAACGCTGTCTCACGTTGCCTGCCTATCTGATTACCCTGTACACGCTGAGCTGAGGTGATTGGTAGCCCAGCTGTTAACAGGGAATAGACCACGCCCTCCATGAACTTACCATCAACGGTTCCGTTGTCACACCAAGTCAACATGATTTGATTGTTAACGGCTCGTACCTTTGCCTGCTTAGCAGGATTACCTGACTTACCCACTGTGGCTTCCTCCCCATCCTCCGCCTTTGAAATGAATGGCAGGTGGTGTAAACACTTTAGTCATAGTCACATTGCACTCGTTGCATTTAGGGAATTCATTTCCCTCAACGATACGAATTTCTACCACGCTATCACATAACGTACATTTAAAATCAAACGTTGCCATCAGTACGGTGCTGCCCCTCCTAGTAGTTCGGATAAATCTCTGATTCCTCTTGCCGATATCTGTTCCACTCGTTGAGGTGAGATATCCCAAGCTGTTGCTATCTCAGTTAGTGGTTGGTCATGTGCGAACCGACTGTTAAGTATCCCCTGCGTACGTGGGTCTAGCTTCTTCATAGCTCGGTCGACATCAGCTAGCATAGCTAGCAGGTTGTTGCCTTCACTTGCTTGCTTCTTAGCTTTGATGCCATGAACATCTGGGTCTAACACTTGGTTAGTTAGATGTGCATCCTCGGAACCAAGAACTTTAATTAAGTTCTCAATCATTTCAATACGATAGAAGTACTCATCACCAAGCTCATAGCCAAGAGCTCTTGCCTTTTCCTTGCGAGCGTATCGCTCGCCTGCCCTACGCATGAACGTAGAGAATGCCTTGTATCCCATACGTCGCTCGTTCTCTTCTTCACGCATGAGGTACTCGTTGACTTTGTCTTTACGTTTCCAAGCGTACTCATTCATAGCTTGCTTGATGTCTGACTGTTCAGCAAACCTGTGGTATTTCTTTGAAAGATTATATGCAAGCACAGATGTAATCTCGTTGACCTGTTCCCAGATAGGATGGTCGCGGTCAAGCTCAGCCATGTGACTTCACCAAGTATTCGATTGACTTAAGCAGCAGGGCGGGGTCATCACCTAGTAAACCCAGGGCGCGATTATGGTTACTGCATAGAAGTCCTCGTACCTTGCCACTCTTATGACAATGGTCAATGTCGAGCGCTCTATTTTCGGGAGCTCTGCCACAAATGTAGCAAGTGCCACCTTGTTCTTCAAACATTCTGTCGTAGTCTTCGACACTAATACCGTAAGACCGAATGCGAGAACCACGCTGCTCTTCGTAAGTTTTATTTCTGTTGCGTGGCATACTTCTCCCAGATGCCTCGCTCTACCATCAGCGCAATGATTGCGTAGTTGGCTATGTCGATGAAGCTATCTTCAAGTGCCTCGTTGTTTGGTTCAATACTGTTATAGATTAGATTCTTTAATCGCTCTAACTTATCTGACATACGAACCATCAACCCATTGGTCGCACCACCAGGTGCGTTCCATATATTAAGTGGACCGTAATCAATTTGCTTCATCACCAAGATAGATAGAAGCTGGTCGTAAATTTCCTGCGCGTCTTCCTGGAAATTATCGATGGTTAATTTGTTCGTTGCCAACGGAGCCCTCTCTAATCGTCTAATGCATTAATCAATGCAGTTAATGCTTGAGCTCCTTGGTCTACAATTATACTATTGATATCGCTGTCAGGCGGTAACGACACGCGCATAGCTTGAGGTATTGCATCTACTAACCGACGAGCCAAGTCCTGCCCTGGGTTGGAGCCATCCTCTTTAACATCATTATCTGTGGCTACGATTACTCTACCTATGCCGTCGAAACAACGTGAGAAATAAGGCTTCCAAGCGTTAACGCCAGCAACAGCGACAGCAGGATGCCCAGCGAGAGTAGCAGATATGGCATCAATCTCTCCTTCAACTATTAACACCTCCCTTACAGCATGAACTATTGCGCCAACGTTATATAGGTGGTGCTTCTGACCAGTAGGTATCATGTACTTAGGGTCACCGTCATCAATCCGACGGAACTTAAACCCGACGACACCAGCCTCAGTTATGTACGGAATAGATAGATGGTTCTTGATTCTATCCTCGTGACCAGCAGCAGGTTCTGCTACGTAGCCCAACAGAAATTGTTGGGCGCCATCTAGGATGCCGCGTTTCTCAAGGTATGACTCAGCTGGTGAACCAGCTAAAGAGTTGTGATAGGTGTGTGCTGCCTTTGTCCAGAGTTCAATGAGCTTCGGATTGGTTCTCACTTCTTCTCCTGTCTGTGTGTAATAAATGGAGGCGCAGTATACACGTCATTGCGAGCAGCAATCTGCATTGCTTGCTTCCATGTCGCTCCACCTGCTAGCGCACCAAGCGCCCATGATGAACCAGACCCTATCCCATACAGCCCATCATCACGCAGGTATACCGAATAGTTATCATCTACTTGGTAGATGGTGCCATTGATTGCTAATAAAAATTCAAACCCAGCATCCTCGTCATCTTTAGTTGGAGTATAGCCAGAGTCTTTGATGCACTCTCTCATGCTAGGTACAACTGTTGTAATCATAAAGTGGTATTCATCTTTGATGTTAGCTGGGATAGCTGGCGGTTTCCACACGTGCTGCATTACATCGCATGGTTGTACGTCACCAGCGCCAGCGATTAACCACTTACCACGTTTAGTTATCTTAGTAACTATCGGATGCGAGAATGGTCTACCACCTGCGGTAGTACGTGAGTCGGCTGCAAGTATGCAGCCGTTGTCTTGTTGGATACCAATGATAGTTGTCACAGCGCAGCTCTCAATCTTGGTGGCGTCCACCGCCCACTACTCTTCTTGCGTCCACGAGTAGGAGCAGACTGCTGTGATTCTTTGCCAATGTTTTTATCTGCCCACTTGCGAGCTTCTGGGTATGTTAGCTTTTCACGAGCCATGATTATCTGTATACCAGAACCACTGCCGTTACATGCATAACATACCCAGACGCCCTTGTCTGAGTTAACCGAAGCAGACTTACGTGAGTCATCATGTACAGGACACAAGATTGATTTCTCCCCGCCAAGTGGCAAGGTCAATCCGTAATGATTAAAGACTGCTTCTAGAAACTCAGGCTGATTCATTTGCTAATACCAGTTCCTTTCCTGGTGAAACCTGTACGCCTTGCACCAAGTATCGTATCGATGAAGCACATACTTGTGTGCCTCGTGAGTTTGTTTGAGTATAGACCAGTGAGGTTTCCCCCACAGTAACTGCCATACTCCACGAGCTCCACTCGATTTGTTGTACGAGTCCGTGTTGTAGCGACTTTCTTTGTACGCAATACGTTTTGCACATAGTCGCTGGTCCTTCTCGGTCACGAACTGAGCAATCGCATACTCCACCTTCTGTTCTTTTGTCATTACTGACATACGAACTTCTTGTGTAAGTACGGGTGACAGCGCTTGTGCGGGTGATACCAGCACGAGTGTTGTCGCTATGCCCATCGTTATCGCTAACCGCATAGTTACCTCTTTTCATTTTATGAGTCACTGTCACTGTCTCACTGATGTCCATTGTAACCTGCCTGTTTAAGCAGATTCACCCAGAGTTCCGCAGGCATTACTGCATACGACTCTGAGATATTAGAAGTGCCACGCTTCTTGATTAACACAACGCCTGTCTCTGCGTCAGCATGTGTCATCTCATCCTCCAGTTCCCGAAGGTACTGGGGAATTCTAATTGCTTTCTCATTCTTACATTCTATAACAACACCATTGATACCATCAATGTCACCAACATCATCGTGTCTACCTGCACCGTATGCGCGTTCAGCGCATGGGTATCCCATCTGGCGTAACCATTTAACTACATCGCGTTCGTACTGCGAGCCTTTGCGTTTAGCTGCTGATGTCATATGTAATCTCCTGGTATCAAAGACTCTAAAGTTATGTTCATCTTCTTGCGTATCGCCATTCTTTCACGTGGTGTCTTCCCACCCCATAGACCATATCCTTCATGGCGTACTGCCCAATCAAGACAATCTTGCCTTACTATACATTCAGCACAAATTTTTTTACTAACGGAGTACATTGATTTATCGTTTTCATTTTCAGAATCTGGGTAAAAAAATTCTATCCCGACTTCTCTACACAAACCTTGTGATAGGTCTGGCATATTCATCTGCTACTCCTTAAGGTCGACGGTTTAATCTATAAAGATTTTCCCAATACTCTAGTGCAGCTTCATCAGTAACTGCAAGATGTCGCAACCTTTTTCTTTTCCGCACACCAAGGTAAGCAAGCACATGCCACTTGACCCAAGCACCACGTAGATATATAGTTGGCTTAGTCATTCTTTAATTCCTTCATCACATCTAATAAATTCTCAACCGTAATCAGATAGCCCTTGCTTCTGTTCGGTGGTATCTCACAAGTAATCTCTCGACCAAACTTTTTAATTGCATACAGTACGTGACCAGTTGGTACCATCAACACACCGCGTTCGAGAACGAACGCCCAGTATGCAGCTTTAGTTACCATCACGCCTGATGGTTCCCAATTCTGGGAACGCTGATACCAACATTCAACTTCTATATATAGGTTGTTGGTTGACCACCATTTGCGGTCACGCTTTACTTCTACTGTGCCACCCTCGGTCAGCAGTTGCTGTACTAGTGACTCGCCTTCTTGCCCATATCTAAAATCTAAATCGAATGACGATAAGTTTTCTACTGCCATTGCGATAACGTTCTTGCTCTATTTAAATCTGCTGGAGAATTATAGAGAACCATCTTGCTTGCTTCGGCAGATAACGTTACATAACTTTCTGCGGTTGGGTCTGCCTTGCCATGTCTGTTCTTAACAACAGCAACTCGATAGTTATTGGAAGAGCTATCCAGAGCTACCGAAAGGACTAGCTCTGGTAGCGCTGCCACCTTACCCATTAATGCTTTACGTGGTGCTGGGTAGTTCGGCTTAGACATCTTCTCATTTTCGGATACGTGGTGCAGGACGATGAATGCCGATTCGTACTCACGTGCCATGTAGTGAAACGCTGACATGGCATCACGTAGCGCGGTCCACTCGTTGTCACTTGCGGATGCTACGTTCATTAAGTTGTCTACATATACAGCAGCAGGTGCCGAACCATGCAATTCAATCCACGCTTCTATCTCCTCTTCAATGTCTTGAAGAGAAGGCGCTGGGTCAAACGCGAACCGTACATGGTTGGCACCCTCCGCTAGCGCATCCTCAAGGAGAACGCTTGCTTCGGTATCCATCAATCTTTCTACATCAGCAACATCTTTATTCATGATGATTGCACCTGCACGAGTTGCAATCGTACGTGAGTCAGAGTCGGCTGATATATACAACGATGGAACCTTAGATGTAACTGCGTACCATAATGCAAGTAGTGTCTTACCTCCGCCTGGTTGACCAGCAACCAAATGCAATTGCGCTTGGCGGAAGACAACTTGACTGGCGGTGAGTTGAGGTAAGATTTCTGGTAGTTGATGACCAGCTGGTGACTCGACACCCACTACTTGCAATAGGTTACGCATTACTTAGTCCAGATTGTTTCTGCTTCTACAGCACCTGGTGAGAAAGGCTTCGGTCCCTTAGCTGGGTCGAACCAACCAACGTATGCCTTGCCTGCTTTTGATACGCCCTTCTTCTTGGCGTACTTGCCACGTCCGTCTGGTAGGTCTGGTGCATCTGGATGTCCATATGTCCATTCGTTACCATACTTATCTTTGACAACCTCAATTGCTTGAGGTGTTGTTGTCACAGGCTGTGGGTTAAGACCCGCTGCCTGTAGACCAGCGATAGCTTGTTCCATGTTAGGAGCATAGGCTCCACCATTTGTGCGATTAAGCAACATAGCTTGCAGACCTTGTGCATCAGTGATTGCCTCAACTGCTGCGGTTAGGTTTGCTTTGAATTCGGAAACGCTGTTACCTCGAACGGTAAACAAATCATTTCCGTTTAGCTTTCCTGTATACGAGAACATAGATTCAGTCATCTACTTTCTCTCCTTTTCTTTCCCTGTTGGTAGTTGTAATGGGAAATCTTTTGAGCCCCATGCTGGGCATATCTCAATGAACGAACACATCTTACAGTTTTCACCAACGAATGTTGGGAAGTATCCCTGTAATACTGAGTGGTTCATAGAAGTAAATGCATGTTCATAGTATTCAATACTCAGGTGGGTTAAGTCAATCAAATCACCAAGCTCACCTTGGCGTGTCATAAAGAATGCGCCCCACTTAGGGCGGATACCAAAAATCTTTTCAATACCACTGGCATACAATCCGTTTTGGATTACACCAAATGGCGTCCTGGAACCAGTCTTATAGTCAACGATAACCAAGTCTTCCCCTACTTGGTACACCGCATCAATAATAAATCGAACAGGTGTACCTCCGAAATGTACATCTGCTGACCACTCGATTCCAGGACGACCATCAGGCATAGTAGCAATCTGCCAACCAGATTGCAACACCCATTTTTGGTAGGCTTCTACCTGCTTGAGTCCGTCGCTTTGCCAGAAAGCTAGGTCCTCACCATCAGGACGAGCAGCAGTCTTGCGACCAGCTACCTTCCACTCTGTGGTGGGTAACCCTGACTTCTCTTCTACATCTCGTACTTCAGCATTGAATATCTCAAGCCACTTCTCAGTTAAACTCATCGTCTTCTTCCTCTGGTCGGTCAGGTTTCACATAGTCTGGATGGTCGACTGGTGTGGGGGTTGTCATAGGAGAACCGCAATCAGCACAGAAAGAATCTGTGAACCACATGACCAAGTCGTAGTCTTGGAAGATAGCCCTGATAACTTGAATGTTGGAACCGCAGTTCACGCATTCGTTACTAGGGATACCTCGCTGGTCAATCAAGTTTCTGTTGCTGTTTGTAGAGCTCATGATTCAACCATTCCAACATAGAGTGGACGGCAGAGCCAGCAGCAAGGTACACCGCAGGCTTCTCTGGTACCATAGCTACCTTACTCAGATAGTATTTCTGAGGACAGGATTGCCAGGTGGTTAACTGACTATACGACCGATGAGGAGGAAGTTGATTCATACCATAAATCATACCAATGAATTTACCAATCTGTGTCATAGACACGCCGTTTGTTTTACCAAGAATTATCTGATAGGGTTAGGGGTGGAGGGCGGGAAAGGCTTGCCTGATGGCAAGCCGTGGTCGGAGGACAATGAATGACGATGAGTTCATAGAACGATTCCATAAACTGCATGACATCCATCTCAATAGGTTTCATAAGAGATTGGATGCAGCTAAAGTAGCTGCCAAGAACTTTCCAACAGAGGAGCAGTACTGGTT